GAGCTGACAGGCGCATGGGTCAACGAGGCCCGAGAACTCCCCAAGGCGGTCATAGACGGGCTGACGCATCGGGTTGGACGCTACCCTACCAAGCGCGATGGCGGGGCCACCTGGCGCGGTATCTGGATGGATACGAACCCGATGGACGACGACCATTGGTGGCACAACATGGCCGAGAAGGAAAAGCCGAAGGGATGGAAGTTCTGGAAGCAGCCAGGCGGTGTCGTCGAGGTTCCCGCGGATGATCTGCCCGACAACCCCGAGGCCAACGATCATGTCCTGGCAGGCGGCAAATGGTGGAAGATCAACCCTGCAGCTGAGAACATCAACAACCTGCCGGGGGGCTACTACCAGGCCATGCTTCCGGGTAAGAACCTCGACTGGATCAGGTGCTATGCCGCGGGTGCGTACACTTACGTTCAGGAAGGAAGACCAGTCTGGCCAGAGTACGACGACAACACCATGAGCGGTGAGACTGAAATTGATCCCAGCGTACCGATTCAGATCGGTCTGGACTTTGGTCTTACGCCTGCAGCGACCATCGGGCAGAGGCTCGGTAATGGTCGCTGGGTGATCCACCATGAGATCGTGACATTCGACATGGGCCTCGAGCGCTTTGGGCTGCAGCTGCTGGCAGAACTCAATCAGCGCTTCCCGAATCACCAAGTGCTGCTATGGGGCGATCCTGCAGGCATGGCGCGAGATGCGATCTATGAGGTCACATCCTTCGAGTTCTTGCGAACGCTCGGGCTACGGGCGCAGCCGACAGCATCGAATGACTTCAAGGTCCGACGAGAAGCCGCTGCAGCGCCGATGCAAAGGCTGATACTGGGTAAGCCTGGCCTGATCGTCAATCGCTCCTGCAAGATGCTACGGAAGTCCTTGGGAGGCGGGTATCACTTCAAGCGTGTTGCAGTCGGTGCGGGACAGGAACGATTCAGAGACGCACCCAACAAGAACGAGCATTCGCACATCGGGGACTCATTCGGCTACCTGATGCTGGGCGGCGGCGAGTACAACCGCATGACCCGGACCTCGAAGCTCGGCGCATCACCGATGGTCCAGCAGACTGTCGCTAAGTCTGACTTTGATGTGTTTGCATGATGGATTGAGATCAGATACGATCAAGCTGTTGGTGTAGGAACCGACAGTTTGAAGGCCACTATCTCATGCTCCTCGCCCTGTCTCTCCGGTCAGGGTTCCTACCGGGGGGCAGCAGATAGTGGCTTTTTTGTTTCCCACATCAGCCGTTCCGCTCACGCAGCAGCGCTCCTGCATGGGAGCCAGCGGAAAACACCGGCCGAGCCTAACCCTGATTGCGAGCCGACCAGCCTGTCTGCGAGGGACTGGTGAAGACGCCTGGGACAGCGGTGGTAGACCACCCAGGCATCGAAACAATCGCAGCCTCCGGGTACTCTGGCTACGGCACAGGATGCTGACTGCGGGAGAGGTAGGAATCGAGTGCTTCGCAAGAATGCTCGGCTCCACCCTGGGGGAACTATCGCCAGATATCGCACCGATATCGAAGCATTGCCACGAAGCGCTGCTCCCAGCAGAATCACCGTCATGAGCGATATCACTCGAGGTTAAGATGGCTATTCCCTGGCTGGCTTTGGCGGTGCTTGCTGGATCTGCGGCGCAAGCGAACGAGGCGCGTCGAGCGCGAAAGCAAGCGTCAGAGGCGCAGGTTCAGAGTCTCGCGCAGCAGGCCCAAGACGCGGAGCGGATGCGTCAGGCAATCGATGCTCAGACCGCAGCCTATGCCAGGACAGGCGCATCGCTTGAGCAGCAGGCAGATATTGCCAAGCGCTCCTTCGAGGCCAGCCAAGCGCAGTACGCTGAGAACAAGCTGATGATGGAGCGCCAGGCTGAAGAGGTCCGAAAGGCGGCAGACGAGGAGCGGCGCAAGGCCGCTGCTGCAGAGGCGACCGCTCTGCGAGCGCGGACCCGAGGTGGCCGCCGTGCTCTTCTGTCGCAAGAACGCACGGTTCCAGAACTTGGCATTACTAGCCCGATGCTTGGCACACAGAGCATGATCTGATGGCAACCGCATATCAGCGCAAAATAACGATGCGCCGTGCAACAGGCGGCATCGACAGGCTGGCATCAGAGTTCGACAAGCGGATGCGTGAGCTGTCCGGTCAGCAGGCTGCAGACTTTGGCGCATATACCCGGCAAGTCGCCGAGACGATGGCACCGTATGAACAGCAGATGGAGCAATATCGCACTACCCTGCTTCCAGAATATGAGCGGCAGCGGCAGTCTTATCAGCAGTCTCTTCAGGATTTTCAGGCTCAATTGGAAGAGCTGAAGCGCAACCCGACGATCACCAAAACGGAACAGGTTGAAGTTCCCCGAGGTGGTCTTGCCGGATTGCTTGGCAGGAAGAAGACCATCACCCAAGAGTACCAAGAGCCTCGGCCTGTTCCGACCTTCGAGCAGGTTGCGCCTGTTGCGCCTGCAATGCCAGAAGCACCGAAGATCGGAGAGTTTGAGACAGCAGGGTTTGAGCAGAGGCGCAAGCAGCTGCAATCGGATCTGCAGCGCGAACTGGGTGAGCGGCGCGGTGCGCGGATGGCCGCAGTCCAGCGCCGCCCGCGTGGCGGTCTGATGCAAGGGGCGTAAGCATGGAGAAGAAGGACAAGATGCAAGCCAAAGCCGCGAAGGTCATGCGCGAGTACAAAGCCGGGACTCTGAAAAGCTCAAGCGGTCAAAGGGTCACCAGCCGAGATCAAGCGGTGGCCATCGCAATGTCCGAAGCGGGGTACAAGAAGAAATGAAGATCGAACTCGAAATCGAATCGAACGGCAAGCACGGCGAGGATAAGCCGATGAAGCCGACCACGTTCCAGCGGAAGGTCGCGCAGATGATCGCGAAACAGATCGGCCAGAAGAAGGCCGATGAACACGCGATGAAGATGGCCGCGGAACTCGAGGCAGACCTCGAAGAGTACAGGGCAAACAAATGAAAGAGGTTTGGGACAAGGCCAGGCCGAAAGGTCTTGGCAAGCCGAGAGAGCTGTCACCGATGCAGCGCAAAGCCGCTGAGATGATGGCGAAGAAAGCTGGCCGACCGTATCCGAATCTGGTGGACAACATGCGGGCGGCGCAGAAGAAATGAAGGCGGCGTATAAAGATCCCGAGGGTGGGCTGACCGAAGCTGGTCGCAGACACTTCGAGCGCTCGGGCGAGAGCAAGAACCTGCAGTCTGGCGTGAAAGAGTCGAATCCTTCTGGCGTCAGGGCGCGGCGCAAGGGATCTTTCCTGACCCGTTTCTACACAAACCCTTCAGGTCCGTTGACAGACGACAAGGGTGAACCGACTCGGCTGGCGCTCGCGGCTCGGGCATGGGGCGAGCCAGCGCCGAGAACCGCTGCATCGGCGAGCAGGCTGGCGGCAAAGGGTCGCAGACTGCTCGACCAGGCGAAGGAAGATTAAAATGGAATACGACAAGGGCGGCGGCATCCGGCTGAAGCCTGAACAGATCATCGCTCGGCAGCAGCAGGCGCAAACCCGCAAAGACGAATTCCAGCAGATATATCAGGATGCCTACGAGTTCGCGCTGCCCCAGCGTCAACTCTACGGGGTATGGGAGGGCGGCGCAACCGGCACGAAGAAGATGCAGCGCGTCTTCGACTCGACGGCGATCAGCAGCACCCAGCGCTTCGCCAACAAGCTGCAGAGCGTGGTGTTCCCGCCGCAACGCAAGTGGGCAAAGCTCGAGCCTGGATCATCGATCAAAGATCGCAACCAGCGCGACCAGCTTCAGGGTGTACTAGACGCTTACAACGACATTGCATTCGCGGCGCTGAAGCAGAGCAACTTCGACATCGCCATCGGCGAGTTCCTGCTTGACCTGGCGGTCGGCACGGCTTGCATGATGGTGCAGCCTGGCGATGATGTCAGCCCGTTGAACTTCGTCCCGGTGCCGTTGTTCTTGGTGACCTACGAGGAAGGCGCGAACGGACAGGTCGATAACGTCTACCGCAAGATGCGGATGAAGGGCGAGAGCATCGAACGGCAATGGCCGGATGCCAAGATCCCCGACGAGATGCAGCGCCGGATCGAGCAGAAGCCGACCGACGACATCGAACTGCTTGAGGCGACGATCTACGACTACACACGCGGCGATTTCTGTTATCACGTTATTGACAAGATATCGAAGCAGGAGATCGTCTATCGCAGGCGGGCGACCAGTCCCTGGGTCATCAGCCGGTACATGAAGGTCGCTGGCGAGATCTACGGGCGGGGGCCGCTGATCACCGCGCTGCCCGACATCAAGACGCTGAACAAGACCAAAGAGCTGTTGCTGAAGAACGCAAGCCTGGCGGTGTCCGGTGTTTACACCGCGGCAGACGATGGTGTGCTGAATCCCAACACGGTGAAGATCGTGCCGGGTGCGATCATCCCGGTGGCGCGGAACGGTGGACCACAGGGCGCATCGCTGCAGCCGCTGACGCGCTCGGGTGATTTCAACGTCTCGCAGCTGGTGATCAACGACCTGACCGCCAGCATCAAGCGCATCCTGCTGGACGAGTCCCTGCCTCCTGACAACATGAGCGCACGGTCGGCTACCGAGATCGTCGAGCGCATGAAAGAGCTGGCGCAGAACCTCGGCAGCGCGTTCGGTCGCCTGATCAACGAGACGATGATCCCGTTGATGTCCAAGATCCTCGAGGTGCTAGACGAGCGCGGTCTGATCGATCTGCCGCTGCGGGTCAACGGTCTGGAGGTGAAGGTCAGTCCGGTTGCACCGCTGGCGCAAGCGCAGAACATGGAAGAGGTCAACGCGATCATGCAGTTCATGCAGCTGTCGCAGGCAATGGGGACCGATGGCCAGCTGGCGCTGAAGATGGACCGGGTTGTTGACTATGTGGCCGACAAGCTCGGTGTCCCCTACGGGGTCAGGAACACGGCGGCAGAGCGCGCCGTCCTGATGGAAGAAGCGATTGCCAAGCAACAAGAACAGATGGCGGCAGAGGCTGCATTGATGCAGGCTGCAGCCGGTGGCCAGAACACAGCAGAGATCGATAGCAGGTTGATGGAGGCTCTCAATGCGTGATGATGTAGCGCGAGCAGCTGCTGCGAGGGCGATCGAGATCGCGCAGAAAGCGCTGACCAACGCACGACCGGGACCGCCTGGGCCTCCTGGGCCGAAGGGCGAGGCTGGCCAGATCAAGCTGCAGACGATGCTTGTGCCGGGGCCGCAGGGCGACAAGGGCGAAAAAGGCGACCGTGGATCGACCGGACCAACAGGTCCGTATGGGCCACCAGGACCGAAGGGCGAAAAGGGTGACCCTGGCCCGATAGGGCCGCAAGGTGATCGCGGTCCTGCTGGGCCTGCTGGCAAGGACGGCGCTGATGGCATGGCAGGCGCACCCGGTCCGATTGGACCGCAGGGTTTGCCAGGGCCGATTGGCCCGATGCCGAAGCATGAGCGCAAGGGGCTGATGTTCCGGTTTGAGAAATCGCCTGGTGAATGGGGCGATTGGATCATTGTTCCGACTGGTGGTGGTGGTGGCCGGGATGACAAGCTGACCGACCTTCAGGCGCAGCTGGTTCAAGTCGGAAATTTGATCAAGCAGCAAGGTTCAAACTCTGGCAAGGTCATCGGGACGAACGGGACGGCACTCGAGTGGGTATCTGGCGGTGGTGGCGGGACTCTGACGATTGTCAACAAAACCAGCGCTTACACGGTGG